TATGGCGTTTCCAGTTCAGCAAAATATGCTGATTTGGCAGAACGTTATACAAGTGATGCAACATACGAAGCAGGTACTGTTGTTACATTTGGCGGTGACGCTGAAGTAACAATGTCCACAGAGATTATGGATTCAAGAATTGCTGGTGTAGTAAGTACAAACCCTGGTTATTTGATGAATGCAGATCTTGAGGGCCAACAAGTAGCAGTAGCACTAACAGGTCGAGTACCTGTTAAGGTAACAGGCACAATCCGTAAGGGTGATATGCTAGTTGCCGCAGGCGAAGGCTATGCAAAGGCAGAGGCAAATCCAAGAATGGGTTCCGTAATTGGTAAGGCTCTAGAAGACTTCAACGGTACAAATGGTATCATCGAAGTTGTTGTAGGTAGACTATAAGTTTAAAAGTTTACGACAATAAAGTTGTAATTGATGGAGGGGCGGATTTCGCCCCTCCATTATCTGCAGAATAAATATTGACAGGAGAATAAGATGGTAAACAAATATGTTACTGATTATGATGGTGAATATGTAGTGTCCGGTATTGTAGTTAAAAATGGACGTAAACATCAAGATAGATTCTGGATTCCTCATTCTGTACCTAATAGTGATCATACAAAAGTAGCATATGTAGTCGGTAATGGCAGATCTCGAGTAGATTATTCTGGCGTTGCGATGAAATTAAGTTTTCTTTCAACAGCCGGCGGTGGCCATTTTGGAAAACATAAAGGACAATGTTATGGCTGTAATAGAATTTATCAAGATTGGACACCAGATTTTCTCGTAGTAACACATCCTGACTTAGCAACTGAAATAGTTGAAAATGGCTATGCTGAAGAAAATGTTGTATTTGGCAGAGCAAAAAGCGTGTTAGAACATCCTGAGCATGTATCTCTTATACCACATGATCCACGAATGAATTGTGGAGCAACAGCAACGTATCTTGCTTGCTTTCACGGACATAAGAAAATTTATTTGTATGGATTTGATAATCACAGTGCTAATCCTACAATGAATAATAATGTATATGCTGGCACAGAATTTTATGGTCAAGCAGATGAAAATCCAGGTGATCAAGTTTGGATTAATAATATGAAAAGAATATTTGACACATATAATGATGTAGATTTTGTAAGAGTAGTAACAGAAGGCATGGAAGAAGAAATGCCTGAAGCATGGAAATGGTGTCGTAATTTCCGCCAATTAAAAACGTGGGATTTTGTAGTTGAAGCAGATATTTAAATTGTTTTTACTATAGTTTTAATCTTATCTTTAATTGAATCTAATTTAAGGGTTGAAAAAACACCAGGATGTAATGGGCCTGGCCACCCTTGTATAGTAACCCAAGCAAACCCGCAATGCTCCCCATTCAAAACGGGTATAAATTCCTTATCAATTATTAATATAAACGTGTGATAAAAGAAGTGACCGTCTTCTGAAGTAAACAATTCAATAGGAATTATTTTCTCTATATCGGGCAAGTGTCCTACTTCCTCGAAAATTTCCCTTTTTAACCCTTCAACAGTTGTTTCATCATTTTCTACTTTGCCGCCTGCAAAACCCCATCTGTTTTTATACTTTTTATCATTCCTTAATAAAAATAGAAAACGTTTTGTATCGCGGCAGTAGAAAATACCACCTGTTCCAGTAACTTGCTTCATATTAGTAATTATCTCCAGAAACTCAAGCCACAAAAAAAGGCCGGTTAGGCCTCTTTCGTCCCTAAAAAGGGTGGGTGAAGGATTTAGGAGTACCTCCAATCAGCAGGCAGAATCCTTGATTCATTTGTTCCGCCAACGCTCGGCCCTATGCTGGTAAGCATAATGTGAAACCGTCCCCTTTCGAGTAGGCTCCTGGGTACCACCCCTGGCCAACCAGGTTCGGTGCTTCGCAACACCTCTTCCCTGCAACCCGTGTAAGTCCGTCAACTTACAAGTATTAATATACAATAGTCGTGGGGATTTGTCAATGGTTTTTTAATTTATTGCGATTAATAATCTATGGAAGTAGGGAAATAGACCAAAGACCGGTTAGATACTCACCTTCATAGGATTTAATCCATTCAGCTGTATCTTCGTTTCCAGTCCATTTATATTGAATACCAGTCATTGTATTAGTTACATAATGGATGCCTTTGCCCACGTCTTCTGAACTTGCATCAAAATCAACCGACCAACTTGTGCCATCAAATTCAATAATATCAAATTTACTTGCTTGTATGTCAGTAGCAGTAGCATCTGGCCATGCTGTTGGACCACCTGCTGTGTTGAGTGTTGATCCAATATCTTCTAATATTAAATAACGTTGACCAGTTGCCGCAGCTGGCAATCCATCACCAGGCCCATTTTTTAATGGATTAATAACAGCATTGATAGCACCTTGTGTATTTGCTGGAATTGTGTCAACATCTACTGTAAAGTCTAGTATAGTTTCGTCAGTGGCATTATATGCTACTGTGCCAATAACTTCTGTAAAGTCTTCTCCAGTATCATTATTTTGGAACATTGTTAATAATTTTACTTGACTAATCCCTTCCTTTAAATCACCATATTGTGCTATAATTTGCTTCCATGGAATATTAGTTCCATATTTTACTGGAACATGATCAAATGTAACATCTTCTTTAGTATCGCCACTAATTGGTTCACTAACGTGTAGTGCTTTTAACTCTCCATTTAATAATAATACACCATAATTTAATGGAGTATAATATTGCCTGCTACCCATTAATTTTGTGTCATCTAATACACTACTTGCCAAGTCACCAGTGCCATCAAATATACCCATAACAACTTTAGAAATAACACCTAGGCGTTTAATAATGGCTGGAGGATTAATCCAAATTGGTATTTCAAAAGTCATTGTTGCAATGTCTATCATATCGTCAGTACCAACTGGGACAGTTCTATTACTAAACGCAATTTCAGTTAACTCTACATATGATAAACTAGTCCAATCAACATAATTGTCTGTAGTTTGTATTTCTAAACTTGGATTAAACATATAAAACATTTGTTCAGTAATTTGCATTTTTTGTTCAGTATTACTCGTCCAAATGTCTGCATTAACTGTTAGTCTATATGGACTTGGCATACTGCGTTCAATAGTATAACTATCACCAGGTCCTGCTGTATATGCTTGAGTATCCTTGTCGTAAAAGCGTTCTTTAATATGAACTTTATCTACATGAGTAGGAGATTGAATTCTATCTCTATCAAATGCTACGTTTGTTACATAACAGGAAATTTGGGGTACTGTATTAAGAGCATTTTCACTATTTTTGCGGATAATACTTGCTACTTGCCGAGAAATATCCCCATATTTTACAGGAACTTGAATTAGTGCAGAATTTCCAGCAGAATCCTTACCAGTTTCTACATAAAAATGACTTAATAGTCTAATAAATTGAGCAAGGTACCGACGCATTTGGCCGTCATAATAAAAATCCATTAGGGTTTATCCTCTCTAGCACTTAATACATTTGATAAACTTTGTTTAGAATCAATTTTAGTTCCATCTGCTAGTATAATACTTGTTCTAGTATTAAAGAGTTTAGTTCTATATGTTGATCTTGTGCTGGTATTTGTAATATCCATACGTACATTATCTTCAACATGGACCCATTTTCTACCATTATATACATATAATCTATTAGGACTATAGTCTGTTCTCAATATATACTCTCCTTTACTTGGATTAGGAATAAAGCTAGTTAGTGCTTTTACTGGTGCTCCATTTGGTGGAATACCATCACCTGCCAAGTAATGTTCTAGTTTTTTCTCTGGACGACCATAGTATGTGTCGCCAGTTACTGCGGCCGGTGAACTAGCGTCAGCGTCTACTGTAATACCAACATCGTCAGTAGATACTAATAGTATTGAACCATCATCAGCAGCTGGTGCAATCCAAAAGCGTGTTGTATCATAACCACTACGTCCATCTACAATGTCTTGTGTAAATGGTGCTAGTGCTTCTGCTTGTTTTATAACAGCATCATTTATTTCTAGGTTTTTAGAGTAATCACTTAAAATTTGTTTTAGTGAATCATCACCTTCACCAGACTCAATGTCACCTAGTATATCTCTATATTCTTGTGCATCTACTAATGGTGTGCATTTTACACGCCATAAATGCGGATACCAAGTTTGACTAAATCCCTCAGCTGCCCTGCTACCGTCTTGTATTACATAATAGCGTTTTAAACTTTCATATACTTTATCAACAGTTTCATCTTCTAATGCATAATCATCTTTTAAGTGTGGTAATTCAATAACATCACCACTTATAAGTTTTCTACCAAGAACACTAACCATATCAGTCATATGAAAAGAGATAAAAACAGTATCATTTTGTAAAAATAATCCAAATTGACTTAAATCAAAGTCTATATCATTTACGTTATAAACTCCTTTCATGAAAGTTACATCTTTTTCATATTTCCTGTCGCGATTTTCTAAGAACAATAAATCCTGTATATTAGTTACAGAATTAGTAGTATGCATCGGCTGATCAGCCTTTTTCAAGTCACCTTGATTGACAGGACCCATATATTTGTGTATATTAATACCAGTGCCGCCAATGACAAACATTTCACGAATACGATTATCGAGAAATTTAAAGTCATTTCCTTTAGTTGGTTTCCATAATGAAAGTCTTGGCATTTTCTAACTCTTGTGTTATAATACTATTTAGCACTATATATACGAGGCAATACAATGGCTAAAAAGAAGAAAAAACGAGCATCTAAAAAGAAAGATGGGTTGTTCTCTGAACCTGTATTTGATGATATTGTTATAGAAGGTGACTTGATGGATATTGAGGATGACCAACGTCGAGATAT